CCTTATGTCCATGTTCCGTTACTATCTGCATATCCGTTCCTCTCTCTCTTTTGTAAAAATTTATAGTTATTTTCTGTTATTGGTTTTGTAAAGTAATCACTATCGCAATCTAAGAACTCGCAAAGTTTCATCTCATTATACTTAGGACAAGCGTTTGAACCTTTTTCATATTTCTGTACTTGTTGAAACGTAACAGATATTGCTTTAGCAACTTTAGTCTGAGTATATCCTCTAATCAATCTAAGCTTCTTTAATTGACAGCCATATACTTTTCTAAAGACTTTTTCGTTTTGTTCATCTGATATACCAAATTGATTGAGATAAGATGGTATAACAGAATTTATCTCTTGTATCTTATCTTCGTTTCTTATTATCATAAAACGACCACTCCTTTTTTTCTTTTGTTGTTATATTATTAAAAGCTTCTTTAAAGCATGATCTACAAAGTAAGCTATCAGCCCATAAAGAATTTGATGAATAAAACCAAGCTAACTTATCTGCATCATCTTTAAAACATCTTGCACATTGAAAGCTTAGTTTAATAATTTTTGATGTTGGTTTTGTCATTTTTATATTTATATAGTTGTTGTTAGTGATGATGTAGACCAAGGACTTGTATTATTTGCTGAAGTATTTACACCATTGTTCAAATATTTAATTGTATCTTTTGGTGTTTTTTCATGTAAAGCAACAAGTTTTTCAAGAAGATGTACTTTTGATCTTAAAGCATAACCTTCTTCTTCTTTTACTTTATTTCTTAGTTCTTCAATATCTTTTAAACACTCTCTTAATTTAGAATTTAGAACATTGACTTGTTCATTAGCAAAATCTAAATCAATTTGATTTTTTGCAAATTTTGCATCTAATTTATTGTACTCATTAGCAAGTTGACCTTTTGTCAATTTACTCCATAAATACCATTTTTCTTTTTTCTTTTTCATATCTTTCTCCTTATTTAATTACTGCATGACCACGATTAGCCATACACCTCTTGTATATATCAGGGTACTCATACTTAGCTTTGGGTGCTAACCAAACAGTAGAAGGTCTTATGTAATAGTTCCATACATATCTTCCTGATTCTATAACCATGTTAGTGTTATCTTTAGCCAAATACTGACAATGCTGTAAATCATTCGTAATTTGATCTGATTTACTTTTATCAAAAGTTCCTGATCTGCCTGAAGAATCTATTATTGGTTTATAATATGTGCATTGTAATAGGGTCGCAAAGACCGCTACTAAAAGTATGTTTTTTTTCATATCTATATCCTCTCTTTTTATATTACAGTTGGGTGGTACTTAATTTGATGTAAAGTCCATGCCATCTGCTTTTTCTTTTCCTGAAGCTTTTTCAGTTTTTCCAACAAATCCTTCTCTCTTAATATTGCTTTGTCGTACTTCGCTTGAAGCTTTGGGAGTGCCTGTATTTGCATAAGCCTTCTCCTTTATTAAAGTTTCTACTGAACTAACAGTAGTGTTTGGGTGAAAAACTACACCCAAATTCTTTTGTACATCTTTTAACAAATCAGATTGTTTGTTTCTAGTTTTTATTTCAAAGATCATTTAAACACCTTCCTTTGGTAAATATTTTTGTTTAATATTATAAAATTGCATAAAACCTCTTTTTTGTAATCTTTGAAGTTTATTCCAAACAATTTTAGCTTTATCAGTAGTTTCTTTATGAGATTCTTCAAAAGCAGAATCACAATCATCAGTACACATTTCTATTTGCATATCTAAAGCATTTTCAATTACATCTAATTCAGCTTCCGAAAAAGTAATTTTATATTTTTTATTCATTATATACTCCCAACTGCAACTTGATGTAGTGCGTACATTGTTAAAGATACAAAGATCAATACTGTAAATATAAATCCTGTAGTATAAAGTAGTATTTTTTTCATTAAGCACTCTCCTTTTTATTTAAAAGTTGATCAACATCTTTAATATCGTTTTCACAAACAGGATATGTCCAGACATAAATATCACCATTCTCATTTGTATCACTATATTCAAGTAAGTCTTTTTGAACTAAACTTCCAAACACACCTTTTAAAGTTTTAACATCAAATCCAAGAGATTTAATATCAATCCAATTTTCACTACAAATATGTGCTTCAGAACCATCAGTAGTATTTATCAACTCTTGTGCCAATAAAGTTTCTTTTTGTGTAAGTGTTATCATTATGCTTTCTCCTTTTCGTAATATCCTAACCATTCTTTCCAATCTTCACCAATTTCTCTAAGTGCTTTTTTAACTCTATTTCCACACTCAGAACCAAGATCAAAACAACCCATGCCACCACCTGAATTTTCTGAAATTTCATAATGCGATCTTCTAACAATGGTTTGGTCATTTCCATTACAAATAATTGTAAAACCATTTTTATGATCTTTTATACCTTTTGCACAAAGCGAACATTGACCAAAATATGGTTTAACAACACCATCTTTTTTAAAACCATTATAATAATTTGTTTCATTCATATCTCTAATATGTTCACTTGCTCTGATAGCATCACTAATATCAATCGTATCAAATTCGATACCATCATTGTTTTTATCTTTTTCTATTTTAAACATAGTACTCTCTCCTTTTAGGTTATTTGTTTTTTTTATATTTAACATATGTCGTATTATGTTCATAAAGCGGTTGTAATTGCAATAGTAAATAAATGGCTATTTTACTAGCTTTTTAGAGATAATATACAACTCAGCCTATAAAATTAACTTATTTTCAAATCAAAGCAAATCAGTTACATATAAAAACTGATATGAAAAAAAAAATATTTATGTTAAGAGAGATTATTCCCACAAGGAATAAAGTATTTAATTTTCATATCATACTTTTAGGTTAGTTTAATTAAACAAGGTGGCGGTTTGCTCTCTCTCTCCGCCACCACAAAAGGAGAGCATATGAAACAATTAGAGTTGGAATACCCAGCCTATAATTATACTGAAACAAGCAAGTCAGCTTACATCAAACAAAAGCCAAAATTAAAAACTAAAAGGGAATTAGTTTTGGAGTTTGTAAAATCGCAACCATCAACTAATTATCAAATATCAGATGAATTAGAGATGCCATTATCAAGTGTATGTGCTAGAGTTCGAGAGTTACAGCTTCTTGAAGAAATAGAAGATAGTGGACATAGACGAGAAACACCTTATGGAAAAACAGCGATAGTATGGCAAAGAAAAGAGTAGCAAACAAAAAAGAAAAAGAGCATCTAGCAAAAGTCGCTAGTTTAGGTTGTTATGTTTGTGAAAGACCAGCTAATGTTCATCACATAAGACCAAAAGGTCTAGGCATAGGAAGAAGATCATCTCATTATGATACAATTCCTTTATGCTACGACCATCATCAAGGACAGTTTAGTATTCATAACGATAAAATAAACTTTGAAAAAAAATATGGTACTGAACAAGAAATATTAGAAATTACAAAAGAGAGGATTAAATATGAGTCGTAAGTCAGGTTATTTTATTTGTTACAGGAATATATGGCAACACCCTGTATTCAAAAATTTATTACAAGCTAGTTGTTGGATATATATGATTAGTTCAGCAAGTCATCAGGATAAAGATTTGAGATTTTTAGAAAACAAAATTTTTATAAGACGAGGTGAACTTATAATGCCTTTAAGAGTTACTGCTAAAAGATTTGGTATGTCATATTCTGAAATGAGAACTTTCATACTAAGGCTTGTGCGTAGAAAGATGGTAACAACTAGAACCGCCCAGTTACAGCCCACAAGCAACCACAAGAACAGAAAAGTAACTATTATTAATGTTATAAATTACGATAAATTTCAGTATGTTGATAAAGAACAATCACTTACAGACCGCATATCGCAACAAGTACTAAATAACAATACTAATGAACATACTAATATAGGGTCTAGCAAAGATAAGGTTGTTAATAATGAGTATAAAGAAATATCCGATTGGGGTGAATACAAGATACTTATGAAAGATGGCAAAAAATTTAAAAAGCATAAATGGAAGAATGAGCCAATAACTGAGTACATTTAATGGGTATTTTGCGAATATTTAAATATGTCAGAAAAAGATTGATTAAACTGTCGCTTGAAAATAAAATGCTAAAAAGGCAACTAGAATATTATAGAGCAGTAGTAGAATCAATAGATAAGAGCAAACATTAAATGGTTAAAAAAAAGTCAAAATACAGACATATTTCAATAAATACAAAAAAATACTATTTTTATGAGATTAAATGGTGGGATATATTGGGAGATAGCGGTCATGCTGGAACTAAAGAATTTGATAATATGAAACCAGCTTTGATGACTACTACAGGTTATGTTTATTCTAAAGATAAGAAACATCTTAAAACTTTTTCTAGTTATGATGAGAATGAGGAAAGCTTTTCAGATCGTAATGTATTTCCGATTGGTTGCATAAAAGAGTTAAAAAGGATAGAGATATAAATAAATGAAATCAGACAAAATAAAGGCAAAAGCCACAAATAAACCACCATGTAGTGTAGGCAGACCAAGAGCAAAGGTAGATATAGAAATATTGAAAAACTTAGCATCTATTGGCTGTCCTAATTATGAGATAGCTTCTGTTATGAATGTATCTGCTAGAACATTAAAAAGAAATTTTGCCGAAATTATCGACCAATACAAACAAAAAGGAAAAGCTAGTCTTAGAAAAAAAATGTACGATAAGGCTGTAAAGAAGGACAATACAATGATGCAGATATTTCTCAGTAAAAACTATTTAGGAATGTCAGACAAAGTACAGCAAACAAATGTAACAGAACCACTACCACTTATTATTGAAGCACAAGCAGAAGAAGTAAAAGATTTAGATGGCAAAGAAAAAGGGTAATCTATACGGAAAAGTTATAGAGTACACAAGAACAGAGAATGGAACATCTATTGGCAGACGACCTAAGTTTAGTTCAATGAATAAAAACAAAAAGAAATCATTTAAAAAATATAGAGGTCAGGGTAAGTGAAAAGATCAAACTTCTATCCTAATGGTGAGTTCATACCTTATCAAATGCCACAAGATTTTAGACCATCACAAGGTAGAGGTTCATGCGGTAATTGTGGTATGTTTTCACAAAGAAACTACTTCTGCGGTATCTACAGAACCAGAGGAGTCAAAGATACTTATGTCTGTAACAAATGGCGACCAAGACATTTTAAAAGATAATGGAACTTATAATACAAAATGATGGTGTCTATACTCTTGTAGAGGTTACTAAGGATATGATTGACCATCTTAAAATACTTGCAGATATAGATTGCTTTTCTCTCTGCGATATTCTCAGAATAGAATTTACAGAATATTTAGATTACCCAATCAATCAGCATATTATGAAAGATGGGTCTGGTTATTTTTATGGGTGTATTTGCAGATGATAAGTGATATTAAAAAAGAATGTCACAACATGGAAATAGAAAACTAAACAAACCCTTTAGAACACCAACAGCTTCAAAGAAATTTGGTGTATTTGTTAGAAATAAAAAAACAGGCAGAGTACAAATAGTTAGATTTGGTTCGAAAACAATGACTATTAAAAAGAATATTCCAGCAAGACAAAAGAGTTTCTTTGCTAGATTTAGACCTATCTTAGCAAAAGTAAAAGGACAGAAAACTTTGAGTCCAGCTTATTGGGCTATACAATCATGGAAAAAAGGATTCAGAATATGAAGATCAACGACAATACATCAGTATCAATGCCAATCAGAAATATGTTAGCAATCATAGCGGCTGTAGCTGTAGGTGCATGGGCTTATTTTGGAGTTATTGAAAGACTTAATCAATTAGAAACAGCAGACACCCTTTTCAAAGCTGATCTTCTCAAACGAGCAGAACAAGAACCTAAGAACTTAGAGATGTTTATGTTAATAGAACATTTATCTGGACAGATAGAATCTATTGAAAAAGAAATAGAAGCATCAAGATATAACAAAGTAAATATAGATCATTTAAAAGAGCAAGTAGATGTATTAAGAAAAGATATAGATAAACTTAGAAATGGGAGTCACTAATGGTTGAAGTTGTTTTTGCATTATTATTAATTGTTGATAACGAAATCAAAGAACACAGAATACAGGACAGTTTAAGTAAATGTTTAAAAGCAAAAAGATATGCTATGAGAGGTAAGTCTGCAAATGATAGGGTTACTTATCAATGTATAAAATCAAAAGCAAACATAGAAATTTATATGGGAGAGAAGAAGATTACTTCTCTAATTTTAAAATGAATAAAGTTGATGCTATAAAAGTATTAGCAGAAGATAAAACATTTGAGAATGAACTCAAATACAAGGGAGATAACGACCTAGAAGTAAGAATAAAAATATTAGAAAAAGAAGTTGATACATTAAAAACTATTATCAATTTAAAAGATATTGAGTTAGATACATTAAAGAACAACTTAGTAAAAATTAAAGAATTACATAATGCAAAAGTATTAGACGAAAGATTTGTAAATGATTTAGCAAACAATACTCCGCATAGTAAAATGTTCGACAAGGAATAAAGGATTTTGTTATCCGTAATTATGACGAGTATTATAATGATAGATTGGATTGTTTATAAAATAGGTGAAATCTGTAGAAGTATTTTTCATTGGTCTTGGAGAGTACAAACACATAGAAGAATTAAAAGGAAGAAAAAATGAGTTTTATCCTCACATTAATAGTCTGTAGTGCAACTTCAGGTCAATGTTTAGCACCATATAAAGTAGATAAATTCTATAAAGATGGTTATGATTGTATGGTTGATGGTTATGAAATATCCAAAAAAAAAACAGAAGCTATTGGCAGAGAAGAAATCAATAAACAAAAAATATATATAAAATTTGGTTGTTATGAAGATCACTCTAACAAAACCCCAGCATCTTATATCATCATCAAATAAAAGGTTTAGAGTATTAATATCAGGTAGAAGATTTGGTAAAACATATCTTGCTATTACTGAGATGATGAAATATGCGGCAATACCTAATCAAAGAATATGGTATGTAGCACCTACTTTCAAAATGGCTAAAGAGATTGTCTGGTCTAGTCTTAAAGAAATACTTAACAAGTTTAATTGGATTGAAGATATAAACGAAACAACAATGAGTATAACCATAAGAAAAACAAACAGTACAATATCCTTAAAAGGTGCTGATAATTATGATGGACTCAGAGGTACAGGAATAAACTTTTTAATATTAGATGAATTTGCTGACATAGATAAAAGGGCATGGTTCGAAGTATTAAGAGCATCAGTTTCAGATATATATTCAAATGGTAAAGTATTATTTTGTGGTACTCCTAAAGGATATGGTAATTGGTCTTATGAGATGTATCTAAAAGGCAAACAAGACCCTGAATGGGATAGCTTTCAATTTACTACATTACAAGGTGGAATGGTTACACCAAAAGAACTAGAACAAGCTAGACAAGACTTAGATCAAAGAACATTTAGACAAGAGTTTGAAGGTACATTTGAAAATTATGCTGGTGCTATCTATTATAACTTCCACCCTGTTGAGTCTGTAATACAAAGAAAAATAGATTGGACAAAACCTTTACATATTGGAATGGACTTTAACATAGACCCAATGTCAGCTTGTGTTGCACAAATAGAAAAAGAAAAGATTTATTTACTTGATGAAATAGTAATTTATTCAAGTAATACTGACGAAATGGTGCAAGAGATAAGAGATAGATATGGAACTAAAATACCAATATTTATTTATCCTGACCCAGCTTCAAGACAAAGAAAAACATCTGCTGGTGGTAGAACTGATTTATCTATACTTCAGAATGGTGGCTTTACTGTAAAGGTAAAACATAAACACCCAGCAGTTCGAGATAGAATAAATGCTGTCAATTCTAAACTCAAAGATTCAAAAGGTGTTAGACATATTTTTATTAGCAATTCTTGCAAATATCTTATAAAAGGATTACAAAGACAAACGTACAAGGAAGATACAAATATTCCTGACAAAGAAGATGGATTTGACCATATGAATGACGCTTTAGGCTACATGATTGATTACATTAAACCTTTAGTAACACAAATGCCAAGTTCACTACCAACAAGATGGAACATAAAATAATATGGCTTATTCAAGAGATGACGCATTTGATACTCACAAAGATTACAAAGAAAATATAAATCTTTATGAATATTATATTAGATCATACAATGGCGGCTATGATTACACGATAGGTCAGTTCCTAAATAGATACAATCTTGAATTAGATAACGAGTATAATCAAAGACTTGGTAACACACCATGCGATAATCATTGTAAAAATATAATTCAAATATATTCATCTTTTTTGTTTAGAGTAAAAGCATCAAGAGATTTTGGTGCTATGGCAGATGAACCTAGTTTAGAATCATTCTTAAAAGATGCAGACCTAGAAGGTAATAGTTTTAACTCTGTTATGAAACAGGCTCAAAACTATTCAGCTATATATGGACATTGTTTTTTAGTTTTAGATAAACCAGCAGTACAAACAAGAACAAGAGCAGACGAACTTAATCAAGATATAAGACCTTATGTTTCAATCATCACACCTGAGAATGTTTTAGATTGGAATTTTAAAAGAGAGGTCAATGGTAAATACTATTTAGACTATCTTAAAGTTAGAGAAGAAGTTGACAAAGATGGTGGTACATATTTTAGATTGTGGTTTCCTGATCGAATAGAAACAATTTATTCAAAAGACGATAGATCAGACCCAATCACTATTGATACTGCCGATAATCTGATTGGCAAAATACCAGCAGTTATTTTATACAATTCCAAATCGCACAAGAGAGGGATTGGTCAATCAGACCTTACAGACATAGCAGATTTGCAAAAAAGTATATACAACGAATTATCAGAGATTGAACAACTTATAAGATTAACTAATCACCCATCATTAGTAAAAACTCCATCAGTAAATGCTAGTGCTGGTGCTGGTGCAGTTATTGAGATGCCTGATGAAATGGACTCAAACTTAAAACCATATTTACTACAACCATCAGGACAGAACCTAAATTCACTAATGGACTCTATCAATCACAAAGTAGAAGCTATCAATAGGATTGCACATACAGGAGCAGTTAGAACTACAAAACAAGCAGTATCATCAGGAATAGCTTTACAAACAGAATTTGAATTACTTAATGCTAGACTATCTGAAAAAGCAGACAATCTACAAATAGCAGAAGAACAATTATTTAGATGTTATGCTATGTTCCAAAACGCAACATTTGATGGTGAAATAAGTTATCCTGATAGTTTTAATATTAGAGATTATGCAACTGACCTAGTTTATTACCAACAGGCAAAAGCTATGAGTATTGGTTCACCAACATTTATGAAAGAAGTAGATAAAGAGATTGCAAGAGCAGTTGTAGATAATGATGAAAAACTTAATGATATATTTGACGAGATAGATCAAAAATCAGAAGTTGGTGAATTTACCCAAGATGAAACACAACAAGAAGATCAAGAAGTAGAGCAAGAGCAGATTTAATGAATGGCAGATATAGTCAAAGATGCAACGGATTATCGTATAAAGCAAATTGAAATTGCTGAAGAAAAATATTACAAAACATTAATTGCAACATTAGATAGAATAGAACAAGAAGTTACAGCTTTAGCAAATAAAGATTTACCACAAACAGACGGAAGATTAATTGAATTACAAGCCGCAATAGCAATCAGACCAAAAATAAAAGCAATAATTGATAGAGAATATTTAGCATGGTCAGATACAGTTGTTAGAGAAGGCTTTACTAAACAAGCTAAAAGAATTGAAAAAGCTTTTAAAAGAATTGGTAATATTCCTGTTCAGTTTCAAGAACTTACAAAAGGTGATCTAGCTTTAGTACAAAACTTAAAACAACAATTCTTTACACAATTCAAAGATGTATCAAATACATTTACCAGAAGATTATCAGAAAAGGTTTATCAAAATACATTAGTAGGAAATAGTTTTACTGAATTAGAAACAGAACTAAGACAAACAATAAATGGTATCTATGCCAGATCAGATGATGCAGAAGCAAATAGATTAATTAATTTTATAAATAATAATAAATTTGATAAATCTAAACAATCAGAAGTTGATAAAGCATTACAAACATTACAATCTAAATTTGCAAGAGATAGGGCTGGAGAAAACATGAAAAGATATGCTAGTCAAATTCTTAACGATTCCCTAAGAGATTTTGATGCTTCACTTAATTTTAATAAAGCTAATGATGCTGGATTAACATTTGTAAAATATTATGGAGATATTATACCAACCACTAGAGAGATTTGCAGAAATGTCTTGAATGGAGTATATAACAAAAGAAAAAGTGGACTTTTTACACTTGATGAAGTTAAGCAATTATGGTCAAGACAATCTTGGTCAGGTAAAAAATCAGGCAACCCACTTATAGTTAGAGGTGGTTATAATTGCAGACATCAATGGAGTTATGTCAATCCTGATTGGTATAACAGTAAAGGTGAACTTATAATATAAATATAGGAGAAAAAAATGTCAGATGACAAACAGGTTAATCAACCGCAAAATGATGTTCAGGAAGCTGAAGTTAAACAAACTCAAACTGACGAAACAAAACAATCTAATACTTTCACACAAGAACAATTAGATAATATAATCAAACAGAGATTAGAAGCTGAAAAAGCTAAACAGCAAAGACAGATAGACGAATTAAAAAAAGCAGAAGAAGATGCTTTGAAAGAAAAGCAAATTCAGGAAGCTAAAACAAAAGCTGATCTTGAAAAGCTTATGCAAGAACGAATATCTGCAAAAGACAATGAACTTAGTAAATACAAAAACATGATAAAGGAAGAAAAAGTAGATAATTCTATTATGTCTGTTGCATCAAAGAATGATGCTATTGCACCAAGTCAAGTCGTATCCCTTATAAAAAGCGAGGTTAATTATAATGATGATGGCAGAATAGAAATACTTGATAATAATAAGAACATAAGATACAACCCAAAAGGTGAACTACTTACTATTGAAGATCGAGTAAAAGAGTTTTTAGATGCTAACCCACATTTCCGTAAAGGGTCTTTGTCTGGAACAGGAAGCCAGAGTAGTGTCGAGGGTAAAACTGTAAAACCTTTCAATATTCAGGACTTAGATATGAGTAAGCCAGAAGATCGAAAAAAATATGCTGAGTATCGCAAAGAACGAGATTCAAAGCCTACTCAAATTAATTTAACAAATAAATAATAAAGGAAAAATAAAATGGCAAACGAAAGCACAAGTTCTACACTCTCGGAATTATATACTGAGATCGTAGCAGAAGCATTATTC